CGGCTTGCGGTCCTTGCGGGTTTCTGTCGCTTCCTACTTCATCCCACTTCCATGCGAGTAGTGGGGCGAACTCCTCATCGGGTCCGTAGTTCCAGTCTACATCGTCCTCGATCACGTATTCGTTGAAGATCATCGTAAACCACTGCGCCAGGTACTCCGTGACGAGCTTGTGGTATTCGACGAATGTCTCACCCAGAGCGCGGCTGCCCGACGTGCTCTGACCTAGCTGCATGAACATCTGGAAGAAGCTCCGCGCCATCTCCTCGTTCATGAGCTTGATGAAGCCGACTGTGTCCGGCTGCCCGCCTTCGACGCCGATCAGCTTGAGCGTGGAGCCGTACGGGATAGCGCCACCGGAGCGGTCCCCAGCCACAATGCGCTGTGCCATATCGCTGAGAACCTTCAGGTCGGACTCCGTGGCTCCCGGGTGTCCTTGCGCGATGGGTGTGCCAACGCCTGCGCGCTGGATATTCATCACGCCGACACGCATCGCCCGGTCCTTCAGAAGCCACGGAGCATAGCATCCTCTCAGCAGCGACCGGCCATGCCAATTGGCGCCCCGACGTTGGAAGGAGTACACCACAAGCCGACTAATGTCGAGCGGCGTCTCCAGAAGGTTGCCTTGCCTCACATAGTCAATACCACCGTCCTGCTTGAGATGGATCTCGGTGATCGTCTGCGCTGGCCGGAGCGCGAGCTTCTTCAAGTGCCATTTGCCATCGTCCCCGATGTAGCCCACCTGCTCGAAGATTTCAAAGCCGTAGGCGATGGCTTCCATAGCCGTCTCCAGATGCTCCAGGAAGTTGAAGCGGTTCTGAGCGCGCCGCTGCTTGAACTGGTTCTTCGGCGGCACGGCCTCGGGCAGTGGCTGAGGAGTAGGCGATGGCGTCTGCGTCTGGTCGGAGGGGCTGGCAGGCTTGGCCTTGGGCCGGGGGTCGAGCGGGCTAGGTGGCGGTTTGTTGCCCTGCTGCATCAACTGCTGCATATGGATGAGCGCATCATCCGGCGAGGGCGGTTCCTCAATCGGCAGGTTGTAGTCCTGGCTGACGTGCTTGACGATTTCGTCCTTGGCGCCATTCGGATTGATGTACCAATGCATCCGCAGCAGCGGCCAGATCGCTCCCGTGAGGAGGCCCTGGATCTGCGGATCAGTACGCATCGAGTGGTAGGTATAGACACTAGCCGGGAACGTCAGCTTAGGGTTGGTCTCTAGCTCATCCAGGGCCATGAGCACCGCCCACTGCGGCATGTAGCCCAGGCTCATATTGCTGAAAGACCCTTGCTCACTGGTCGGCGGCTGGCTGCCGTCGGAGAGCTTCATCACACCGCTACCGTATCCGTTTGTGCTCATGAGGGCGCCACGTGGGAATCGAACCCACAACTCCTGAGTGCTAACTCGTAAAGTTCCACCTGGTGGCGCATATTATCACCCTATTGGGCCTGTTGCCATTCCTGCGTTCTGAGCCTTGTACATGATGTCGAGGTCGGCTGGTGATAGCTGCTGCTCCTCGAACATGATCTCGCCGTGAAACCGACAGCGACGGGTGTCGGGCTGTAGTCTGCTGTACCAATTTGGTCGATACCACCAACCCTTGTCGATAGCCGTCTCAACGTCCACCCGGCTATGTAGACCATAGCCTTCGTAAGTGAGAGTAGCATCAAAGTGCGGATCACGAGCAGGACCCCAAGGAGGTGGCAGGATCGGAACCTGGCTCACGGCTTCTGAACCTGCGGCGGCTTACCTGAGGTGGGGTAGCTGCCCCAAAGCCAGCGCCCGCCCTTATGTGGAAGTGCCATTAGTCCCTCACTAGCTCGCGTGTTTCGATTGGTTGATGCGGCTTGCTGCCGTCACGCCGTTCTTCAGGCATCGTCGTCGGTGGTCCAGCGGGTCCGAACTGTGCAAGCTCGGACAAGCGCACGGCGTCCTGGCTGTTGATCTGCTGCTGCTCCCGTGTCGCCAGGATCATACGAGCGAGGAACTGCGTGTTAGTTTCGGGGTACAATTTGACCATTTTTCTGAGGCGGCTCGGCCCTGTCCCTTTGACCGGTCCACGGTTGATAAATCAGGGCCGAGCCAGGGTTCCTAGAGCGGGAGGGATCAGCTCTCTTCCTCAGTCACCTCCTCGTCGGGTTGCGGAGGGTTGGCAGGTGCGTTGCTGGGGATCGGCTGGCTTAGGTCAGGCTCAGCCGGCCAGGTCTGCCCAGCCTCCTCGGCCAGAGCGGCCTGGACCTCAGCGCCCTTCTGGCGCTGCTCGGCCGTGGTCGGAGGCTTGACGAAGTCGCCAGAGGCGGGCTGCGTCTTCACTGCGTCAGGAACGTCGCGGCCCTCAGCTTCAGCAGCAATCCTGTCCTGTGCAGCGGCCTCATTCAGCTCGGCGGGGGTGGGCTCACGTTCTTCGGCCTGTTCTTCAGCCTGCTTGTCCTTCTTCGATGCCATAGTTCCTCTAGTCCTTTGTGCAGGTGAGCAGCGTTACCTGCCCACCGGGATGGTTGATGATGACGTTCGTCAGGGTGTAACCCGTCGGGCAAGTCTGGCCGCCAGGCGGACCCTGCGGGCCTTGATCGCCCTTATCACCCTTCGGGCCAGCCGGGCCGGTGTCGCCCTTCGGTCCTGCCGGGCCAGCGGGTCCGGGGTCGCCCTTCGGGCCATTGGCGACGGTGATAGTCACCGTCTTGATGGGCGGGTTCTGCGCGAACACCGCTTGACTTGCCAGAAAGCCACCGGCGCTGGTGCTGATGAGGGCGGCTGTGAGAAGGACGGCTGGCTTACTGGGTAGTCTCATCGTCCTTGCCCATCTTGTACTTGTGAAGCTCTGCCGACAAGCGTTCTGACTCTGCGCGCGCCTCCAAGAGTTGCTTGAACTGTTCCTCGTTCGCCTTCTCGGCGGCTGAGCGTCGGTTGGCTATGTAGCTGGCGACAGCGAGCACGGCACCGATCAACGTGCTGACGGCGGCGGCGATCCCCAGGACCGTGGCCTGATCGAGAGCGAGAAGCACTCACACTGGTTCCTTCGTGGCCGGCGTCACGGTCTGGCGAATGCCGAGGCTTGAGACGAACGGCGCCAAGATCGCGATGATATTGACTGCGTCCCAGTCATCGCCAGTGACGATCTGGAGAACGAGCAGGATGACGGTCGTAAGTAGACCAATACATACTGCCGGTTCGTTCCAGAACTTTTGACCGATGACTTTCATGGGAAGGACGCAGGAAGTAGGCTAGCGCTTTACTGCGGTCTTGCCTTACAGTTGTGCTCTGTACGCTCGGGCCATGCTGAGCATACCATCGAAGTTGTACGTGCCAGGGTCGGAGTGGCCGCCGCCTGCTGAGCCGAGTTCGGAATGCCTGATGACACCGGACTTCGTCACGTTGAAACCTGAGACTGCGCCGTGGCGGATCGGAATGCCGAACTTCTTTGACCATCTCGCCACCCAGCGGGCCGTTTCCTGGTACAATTGGGTGGTGAGTTCGCTACCATCGGCCGGGAGTATCTGCTCAATACCCAGGCTCATGCGGTTGAAAGCGGCACAGTGCCAGGCCTTGTCGCCGTCCCAGACATAGCGGGCTGAGTGGCCTTCATTGTCGGTGCAGACGTGGGAAGAGGCTTGGCTTCTTGAAGAGCCGAACCAGGCTCCGATGGCTCGGAGGTCGGCGTTCCCCGGCCGGTTATGGCTGACAGTCGCATGGATGACGATCAGAGTGGGCTTCGCGCCTGTCCTGGAGGACTTATTCGGGGACATCATGTAGCAGTCCTTTGCTACATATGGCTTGATCCTAGCCATTATGTGTGGGGTGGTTCGGGTTCGTCGTTGCCGTCCGTGTCGTACTCGTCACCCTCGAAGTCGCTGTCGGGGTTGTCCATATCGCCCGTGTCGTCGTCGTCATCGGCGTCCTGACCTTCTTCCCTTGGTTGGCCAGGAAGTTCTGGTTCAGGGTCTGGGGTTTCGTTGTCTTCGTCGATGTCGAGGTCAGCGTCATCGGGGTCGAGTTCTTCGTCAGGAGGCGTGACGGGCGGCTCTTCTTCAGGCTCAGGGGTGGCTGTCTCGGTCATGCGGTCTTGCTCCCTTGTTGATGGTTGCCGCCGAAGGTCCCTGTGCCGGCCACACGCCACGCACCCACCCGTCGAGCGATGCCAACGCCGAAAACTGGGTGATGACCATGGCGGGCGGGGGCGAACATGCCCTGGAAGGGGAACGGGTACTGGTTGAGGGTGTCGGATGGGGGTGCGCCCTGGTTCGGGCCTCGGGCTGATGAGAGGCTGACGAGGCGGCGGCGACGGCGCGGCTTGTTGGCAATGACTGGGTCGTCACGACCGGAATCCGTGACGGTGCCGCTGACGCTGTTTGGTGGCATTTCGCTCCTAGAAGTCAATATCCATGAGATCGCCCACTAAATCCTGGGGTTCTGTGGGGTCAAACATGTCGCTGTCAGGGGTTTCTGGGTGGAAATCTGTGGGTTTTTGGGCGATTTTGTGGGTTTTTTGTGGGTTTTGGTTGGTATATGGGGTTAGGATGGCCGTTTGTTGCATTGACATCACAAAAGCGTCGGCTCTGTCCGGGGAACGGCCTAGCCGCTGCGTGATGTCCTCCTTTGACTCAATCTGGATCTGCCCCGTGGAGTTCGGCTTGAAATGAACCTCCAGAAGTTCTGCCATCAAGTCTTCATCGAGTTCTTCGATGTCAATCAGGCCCTCTTCGAACAGCTCCCTGGCCTCCCAGTAGGCTTCAGCCCGTCGGTTCCTGTATTTCAGCGGGTTATGTGCCCGTTCACCGCCGTTGAAAGGTATGGCTGGGTAGTGTAGCTCTCGCAGCCGGTCATAGACACCAGCGCCGAGGCCGTTCACGTCAACGACGACGGGTGGGGTATTTTGTGGCTCTTGTCCTGTGAGGAGCCGCCGGTAGCGGCCAACGGTCTCCATCGTATCGGTCTTTGACCACTTAGCCACTTTGCGGATGTAGCCACCGCGGTTGTGATATATGACAGATTCATCGGCGCCGAGCCTGGCGACATCGAACCCGTACCGGCCTGGGTTATCGACGGCTTGCCGGGAACGGTCGTTGGCGATGGCGCCGGCCATCATCATCGGCGTAAAGACAGTATCGTCGGTGATGTCCGGGAACTCAGCCAGGACCTTAGAGGTGTACAGCGGGGAGCCGACGCCCCATCTCTTGACGCGCTCTTCCACCCAGAGTTTCGAGGTCAGGCGTTGGGCGAGGTCTGTGCTGACGTGCTCGCCGGTGAAGGCCGGGGTATCAAAGGCGCTGATTGTTATGGTATGGAAGCCCGATGCTGGCTTGAAGGCTTTGGCGAAGTAGGACAGCGGGTTATCAGGGTTGCCGATGATCAGAAGCCTTGAGGTTTCGTTCGTGATGAGCGTCTCACAGGCCTGCGCCAGCCAGTCAGGTATGCCGGAGCCTTCATCGAGAACTACAAGGAGGTGCGCTGCGTGGATGCCCTGGAAGGCGGCGCTGGCTGCTACCGGGTCCAGGTAGTCAGCAGGCTTGCGGCCGAACGCCACCAGTTCCTCGCTAATACGCCACTCCGGAACCTGGCCCTGGGTGATCTTGCCCGGCATGTCGGCGTTCTTCTTGGCACGACGGATTTCACGCCAGAGAATGGTTCTTACCTGATGTGATGTAGGGGCGGAGGTCACGACAAAGGGGTCGCGCTTCGTGGCCAGCCACCATGCAACCACGTTCGCTGCTGTGAAACTCTTGCCGGGGCCGTGACAGGATTTCACGGCGGTGTAGCGGTGGTCTCTTACTGCTGTGTAGATTTCGTTTTGTTTCGACCACGTCTCTTGTTTGGCCTCGTGGTGAACCCAAGCGATGGGGTCGTTGTGGTATGGGTTCTCCGGTGGGTTCCAGAGCGCGTCGAGTTCCTCCAGGTCGGCGATCACGTTGAGGTCTGTGTGCAGCTCAAGGCTCTTCAACGTCGATCACCTCCACCACGGTATCATTGGCCAGGATTTCAGCCAGAGCCTCAGCCTTCTGTGGATCGAGCTTTGATGGTGCGGCTGCTGGTGCGTGAGCGTTGGTTTTGGGCTCCTGTGCCTGGATGGCTTCTATCAGCATGCGTGGGGCTTGTCTGATCTGATCGTGGTTGAAGCCGAGTTGGGTGAGTGTGATGCGGAGGGCCTGGGCCATCACAGCGACGCGGGTTTCGCTGAGCTTCAGCTGGCGCTTCTGGATGTCGTACTGCATGGCGAAAGTTGAGTACCTGACCATCGCCTCACGCATCCGCTCCATGTAGTCGTATAATGGGTGATCAATGAGGAGTTCGGGGTCACCCCTCGTGTCCTTGTCGATGCGGTTTCTGAGGAGCAGGTAGTCTGTTGTGACGTCGTCGATGGCGCGCTGAATGCAATCATACGGGTTTACACCATGCTCGACAATGCCGTTACTGAGCATGGCGTGACGCAGGGCATCGAACGTCGTGTACCGCTCAGCGTAGATATCAGCCAGGTACTTGAACTTTGGGCCTGAAGGGAGGACTGGGTGACCGTTCCTGGCGGCAGCTAGCTTGGCACGTGTTTTGGGTCGGCCGGCCATCTTCCCTCTCGGGGTTGATTCTAAACCTTGATTTGTGTTTGCGCAAGGGGTCCTCAGAGGAGGGAGCGCGCGCCAGCGCGCGCACGCGCGTAGGGAGGGGTGTGGTGGAATTTTCAAGCTGGTTCGATTCAGGCTTGTTCATCTCATAACAGCCTATTGGTCACCAAACTTTGAGGGGCCACCGCCCATGCGGGCGGGCAAAGAAAAGGCCCGGCGGGGCTAGCACCCGCCGGGCCGATCCTCCGCGCCGCTCGCCGCCGGGTTCCTCCGCTCGCCCTCGCTCCGGAGTCGGGTGCGAGCGAGGCGGGGAGGCCCGGCGGGGCGGCGCTAGCGCGCCGCTAGCGTCCGCTAGCGGGGCATCGCGCAGAGCACCTCCGCGACCGCCGCGCGCAGCGGGGCCTCGTTGCCCTTGCGGACGGCCGGGACGCGCGCCCCGGCATCGCGCAGCACCTTGCGGCACTCCGCGAGCGAGAGGCCCGCCGCGACCGTCTCGGCATGCTCGCGCTTGCGAGCGAGTGCGAGCGGCCCGTGCTCGCGAGCGTGCCGCGAGCCGGAGCGGGCCTCCCCGTCGCGGTACGCGGAGTAGCTCCGCGCAATCGTCGCGGCCGAGTCGAGACCGTGCGCACGCAGCACCTTGCGGCGGGCCGGGCCGGTAAGGCGCTCGCCGTACTTCGCGCGGAGTTCGTTGCCGGAAAGGCCCGCCGCCTTATCGGCGGCGATGCCCTCCGCGACGGCGCGCTGCGCGTCGGCGGCGAGCGTGCCGTACGGGGCGGCACTCTCGACCGCGAACGGCCGGGAGTCGGCGGGGGCGGGGGCGGCGGGCTTGCGGGTAGTGCGGGGCATTGCGTACCTTTCGAGTCGGGCGGCGGGGCCGATCCCCGCCGCTCTGCAAGCAGTATCGACGCTAGCGGCCGCTAACGGAATAGTATATCCGTCTAGTCTGCGCAGAACACCGGGAGCGCGAGCGCACTACAGAACACCCGCCGACCGCGCAAGCAATCCAGAACACTCCGACACGCAAGGTCTCCAGACCAGTCGGGGACCGCCTTCAAACCACTGCGGACGTCCAAACCAGTCGGCCACGCCAGACCACGCAGCCATCCCAGACCAGTGCGCCATGCCAGTGCGCTCGATGTTGCCATGGCAACATGGTGTGATGTGAGTTGGCAATCCCGACCATTCCGATCGACTTGGGGTGATCTGATGTGGGTTG